GCGTAGGCTATCGGCGACAGGGGACCGTGGTCCCCGGTGCCGGTCAGGCGATGACGGTAAGGCGACGCTTACGCTCGCGTTCGACGGGTCCGTGGTCCGCGAAATACACATTGGGTCCGGGCTTAGACGCGTCGCAAAGCGCGCCGCGGCGCGTAGACGCGCATTCGTTGCACGTGTACTTTTTGCCCATGCGCTCTGCGGCAATGGCGGGACACTCGACGGCGAAAACGCTACCGTCGCCGTTGCGCATTGTGCCGGTGGTACCGGCAGGCACGACGATGGTCGCACGCCATCCCGCTGCGTTCGCCTTGCGTGCATGCTCGGCGTCATCGCAGCTGGCCATTAGGCGACCGCGCAACCATTTGCCGTCGGTCTCCCAAAAGTGGGTATACCCCACGATTGAGAGCCCGGCGCGCTTGGCTTCTCGCATGGCCTCTTTGACCTCGCCGCGGTCACAACGCGCTGCGTCGCCAATCGCCGTGAACCTAATCATGCGCGCGGCGTGGTGTCGGTCGGCCAATGCGCGGCGCACGTGATACCGGCGCCAGGATTTGGCGCGCGCCGCGGTACGCGTGACGGAGGTTTGGCCGATGACCGGCGTTCCTCCGTGCGCGTAGCACGTACCGTCATCGTATTGCTTGCACCCCTGGCACGATGCACGCGCATCGTCGAGGTTACGCAACCAAACGGTCGGGACGTTACCGGTCTTCCTGTTTGAAGACTCAGCGGCAACGGCAATGTGTAGGCCGCTCCGCTTTTCGACGGGTTGAAAGCCCATGAGGCCTCCGTGGTTAGTAGCGCCATCGCGGCGCACTATGCCCTATGCGACACTTGTGCCAAGTGCTCACGAGTTCCTTAGCACATGGGAATCCTCTGCGTTTCCTCGAATCGCTCGCGGCACACTGAACGCGCGTAGCGGTCAAAACGTACCCGGTCTAAGTGCTCGTCACGTGGTTAGTTCCCAGCGTTTTCCCGCGTCACGTTCGATGGGTCAATCCTGACACGCCTAGGTCAACGTCGACTCAGTCCCGCGCGCCTCTCAGTGTCGGTCGCACTAGGGGGTTCGGCGTGCCGTCGCGTGCCGCGTGTGTGTCACGTTGTGCCGTCATAGGCGATGGTCGTTTTGGGCATCATTCGCGCCGATGCCTACACTTCACGCGCCCATGTAGGATCGTCGCACACATCACTCGACACTGTGTCTAACGCGTTGGGTCATTCGGGATCGTTATCGCGTCATACCCCGGTCTGCACTACTGAGCGCCCGGGGGGTAGGGGGGACACCCCCCAAAAAATTTCCATCTCCAGGCGTCCGGGTCTCGATCCCAGGCGCCGGGTCTCTCGCACTCGCTCGTCTGCGCTCGCTCCGTGCGTCGATGCGCTCTTGCGCTTGCGCTGCGCGCGTCTCCAGAGCGAATCGAACGCGACATTGGAGAAGTGCCCCTCAGTCCCCATACGCCTATCACGCGTATGATTGGAAGTCAGATTCGACATCACGGATGCATTTTGTTTGCTCTTCTTGGTTGTAGCCTGGTGGGAAAAAGAGTATGACACTTGGCGGAGGTAATCGCATGAAGACCAAAGACGTGGACCACCTGGCGTCCATCGTGAAGACGCTGTGCCGGGAGCTGGAGGAGCCTTGGGCCATCGGCCGGTTCCACTACCTGATGATGGGGCTCATCGAGCTGGCTCGTGAGGGGAAGCCTTGGAAGGCTGTCGACGTCGCCTTCGAGACCAACGCTTTCCTGTGCGAGATGGCCGAGCGTGCCGAGAAGGAACAGAAGGCACAGGCTGGCACATCCATCGGCATCGGCACAGTCGCCCCCGCTTGGAACCTCGGCGTCGAGCGCATGCGCATCCACTCGGATGGCTACGTCCAGATCCGTCCCGAGGCGCCCAAGCCCGTCGCCACCGTCGAACAGATGCGCGCCGCTGCGGACGCTGCCATGGCGCACGACGAAGAGATGGACGAGTACACCTGCGACTCGTGCCACAAGAGCACACTCGTACCCATGGACTCCGCTACCCCCAAGGGATGGCAGCCGTCCGATAACCCCGACGGCGAAGAGTACATCTGCAACGAGTGCCACACCTTCGGTGGCAAGCCATGAGCCTCGAAGACCTTGGCCGCCGCGCGGTGGCCTGCAAGCACTGGCGATGGATGCCGGGGATGCGGATCGTCAACCCGCATCGCGCCACGTTCGGCCATGGCCGCAAGGCCGCCGCCCGCTACTGTACGCTCGGGTTCAACGACGAAGCGTTCATCCTTGAGTCCAAGAACGCGGGCTCAATGGATACGCCGAGCAAGAACGACGCGGACTGGCGCCCGGACCTCGAAGACCCCGCGACGCTCGGATGCCTTCTCGCGCTGGTGCAGGAGGCATGGAACGCGTGCCGGATCTCCGTCTGCTTCAGCGCCTACACGCCGGACGAGACGAAGAGGTGGTCCGTCCCGATCTCATTCTTCAAAGAACAGCGCGATCTCGTGCACGTTCCCTCGTTCTATGGGTCGACACAGGCGGAGGCCCTCGTGGCCGCACTGGAGGCTGCGCCATGAAGCTCAAGCGCAAGTCCAAGGTCGGCATGTGGATGGCCGAGTCCCGCAAGCAGCGCGTGGCTCAGATGCTGCGCCCAGATCTTTTGGACGAAGAACTGCAAGACTGGCTCAAAGAGTGGCGCTCCACTGCGGAGTCCAGGGCCGAGATCGTGCGCCGCATGCTGGAAAACCACGAGCCCTTGAGCAAGGCGCTCAAGGATACCTACCCGGACAACGTCGCGCCCGCCCCGCTTGGGATTCCACGCTGATGGGCCGCATCATCGACGAGACCGGCAACCGCTACGGACGCCTCACCGTCGTCCGCCGCAACCCGGAGAACGCCTACCACAAGGGCGCCAACTGGATCTGCCGCTGTGAGTGTGGTGGCGAACGTGTCGCCTCCGGCATCGGCCTCCGCCAAGGCCTCATCAAGAGCTGCGGATGCCTCATACGCGAGACCCGCGTCCTGCGCTGCGCCTGCGGCTACAAAGGCCAGAAAACCCGCAACTGGACACCCGACTGGAAGTGCTACCGCTGCAGCGGGGCTTCGCCTCTTCAGGAGCCACCCAAGATGACCGAGGACGAGATCTTTGAGAAGCGCGCCGAACACTGGCGCTTCTACCACCGCTCCGCCCCCACCTCCGCCAGCCACGACGTGATGCTCTTCTTGGAGCGCCTGGAGAAGGTCACCAAGGAGCGCGACATGGCCGTCGAGCAGCACCGCCTCTCGCAGCACGAGGTGGCGCGCTGGGTGGACCGCGAGACCAAGGCCGTGCGCGAGCGCGACGAAGCGCGCGCCGAGGTGGAGCGGCTGCGGGAACTGCTCGATGAAAACGCATACGAGCGTGGATTGCTGGCTCGTCGCATGACCGAAGCGCAGGCCCGACGCGACGAGGCCTACCGCCGTGGGGCGGAGGCCATGCGTGACGAGTGCATCGGGGCCGCGTGCGGGTTCTACATGGGCACCACAGGCTTCTGCAACGGAGACGAAGACGATCTTGAGGCCGTGCTTGAAGCACTGCCGATTCCGGAGGAACCGACCAATGGCTAAGGCGTGGTGGAGAGATTCTGACTACGAGCTTTTTGCCCGGCTCACGAAGGAGCGCGACGAAGCGCGCGCCGAGGTGGAGCGGTGGCGCACGTCCTACGATGCGGCAAGCGCTCACGCCGTAGATGTTCGGGCCATGCTCGACCAGGTGCGCAAGGAACTGTATGACGCGCGCCTTGAGGCGGAGAGGCTGACGCGCGACAACGCCACGCTTGACGCCATGCTCGACGGGCGCATGCCGGACACTTGGCGCGAGGACATCGAGACGCTGACGCACCAGCTCGCCGACCAGACCAACGAGACGACGCGCGTGCGGCTTGAAGCGAAGCGAGCGGCAGAAGAAGCCTACCGCCGTGGGGCGGAGGCGATGCGCGAGGCGTGTGCGCGATGGATGTCGGAGCGGGAGGGCATCTCGCAGTGGGTCTATGACGATGCGCTGAGCGCCCTGCCGATCCCGGAGGAGCCATGAGCCACTCAATCGACTGCATGTTGTGTCGCAAGACGATACATGACCCGGACGCTCAGGGACAACTTACGCTACGTAGCGAAGGGCGAACGTCTTACCTATGCGCCGCGTGTAACGAGGTGCGCGAGTCTCCGGTTCGGTGGGGGTACATTTGGTGCGCGGTCGCCGATGAGTTGGGACGCCTACGCGACGAGGTGGAGCGGCTCGAAGCCTCGTGTCACGCATGGGCCGAAGACGTGCGCGAGGCTGGCCGACTGTGCGAGCAGGCAGGCAACGAGATGCCAATCGACGCGGTGCGACGCTTCGTGAGCAGTAAGACCGCCATCGTGGACATGCTGCAAGACCGCTTGGGCGAAGCGCGCTCCGAGGTGGACCGCCTCACCGACGAACGCGACGAGCTGCTCGTGCGCGTGGCCAACCAGGACGCGGAGCTGCGTGCGACGCGGGAGGCGTACATCGATGCGAAGTGGACCAACGCCTACCGCCGCGGAGCGGAGGCGATGCGGGAGGCGTGTGCGCGCGTGGCGGACGCGCATTGCGTTCCTGGCACGCGTGACGTCATCCACGCCTTGCCGATTCCGCCGGAGGAGCCATGAACCTTGACGCAATCGAAGCCCGCGCGAACGCGGCGACGCCGGGGCCTTGGGCGGTCTACGAAAAGCCGGATCCGTGGGGTTACTGGGCCGTTCAGGATGCCGATGGGAAAGACGTGTTTGACGATGGCAGCGCTGGCGCTGAGTACGGCCAAACGTGCAGCATCGCGGACCGCGACTTCCTCGTGGCCGCCCGCACCGACGTGCCCGCGTTGGTCGCTCGCGTGCGGGAGTTGGAGGCGGAACTGAACGAGCTTTGGGCGCGATACAAAAAGCTCGACGAAGAGGACGACAGCCTACGCGAAGCGTTAGCCGGTGCGATGGACGGATGGAGGTGCCGATGAACCTCGACGAAATCGAAGCCCGCGTGAACGCGGCAACGCCTGGGCCATGGACGTATGACGAGGGGTGCGGTTACGTCGAGGTTCCGCCGTGTGGCGTCATCGAGTTCAAGCCTGGGTGGGAGCGCTCGGTGCATTTCCTCGCCCGCGTGCACAATGACCACGTCGAGGGCGAGGACGGCCTTGGATTTGACGGGGCCTTCATCGCCTCTGCCCGCACCGACGTGCCCGCGCTCATCGCCCGCGTGCGGGAGCTGGAGGCGGAGTGCGAGCGCACGCGCATCTTTGGCTCGCGTAAGTTCGCCGAGCTGCGCGCCGCCGACGTAGAGCAAATGCGCGGTTACGGACTGAGCTATGAGGGCGTGCGCAAGGTGCTCCGCGAGCACGACGACGGGGAGATCTCCTTCGGAAAGCTCATGGACCTGATTCGCGCCGCTGCGCGGGCGATGGCGGAGGACGAGTGCGCCGAGATGCGCGTCCTACTCGCCGACGCCCACCGCGAACTTGCCACCATTGAGGCTATCACCGTCTCCCCGTCCGGCGTGGACGGGCTCATGGAACTCGTCAACCGCATGGGCCAAAAACTGGAGGCCGACAAATGAGCGGCTACTTCACCATGACACCGACCATCATCGACAACGACGCGCGCAACCACAACGACGCAGGATGCTCCGTCAGCATCACGTTTGAGTCCGGTCACACCGACGACCGCGACCGCCCGTGCTTCGACGTGCTCGTGCTCGTGGACGACGAACGCATGGCGACGCTGACGCTGCACTACGAGGCCGCCATGGGGCTCGTGAAGGCGCTGAAGGGCGCGATGAAGGGTGACGAGGGATGACCCCGCCTGACGAGATCGAGCGCGTCATCGTTGCGCGCGTGCGATGGGAGCGGCTGTCATGACCCGCCCCGACCTGGACGCCATGTGCCCGGTGCGCATCGAAGTGTGGGACGACGATGCCAAGTGTTCAAGGATGCTGCATGGCACACTAAAAGTGCCCGCAGAGTGGATTGAGAAGATGCCGCCACTGATGATGCGAGACATCGTCATTGGTCCGGCGGCTGCGCTCCCGCCGGGTTCTCGGTGGGGAAACATGGGGGCCGATGAAACCTGACCTGGACGCCATCCGGGCGCGGCTGCTTCACCCAAACCTCACCGCAGAGGAGTTCGAGAGCATCATGGCGATTCTCGCGTGCATCGAGGAGCGAGAGAGCCCCACGACGTACACCGTGGGCGAGACCGAATGGGCGCACCGCATTGCGACGCTCGAACACATGCTCGCCGAGGAGCGCGAGAACGTCGACACGTTGCGCGCTCGCGTTGCGGAGCTGGAGGCCATGAAGCCATGAGCAAAGACGACGAACCGTTCGACCCCGTCTACGTTGGCAAGGGTGACCGCCCCGCCCGCTACCAGCAGGAGAAGAAGCCCGTGCCCGGTGGCCGCGAGGTCGCAGGCGCGAAGCTCTACTGCCAAGCCTGGCGCAAGTATGCCGAACCTCTCGCGACCGCGACGGGCTGGCGCGTCCACTCTTTCGGTGACGGGTACGTGCGCCTCGTCTCCACCGACTACAAGCACAAGCAAGATATCACCCTGGCATTCATCGAGGCCCTGTGGCCGCTAGTGAAAGGATTCGAATGGACATCCAACGAGCCGTCTTCCTCCGAGGGGTCAGCGACCCCGCCGACATCTACCGGGTCACGACCACCCTTTTTCGCCCGAAGCACGCGGACCTCAGGTTCGAAGACGGATTCGTCGTCAGCGGCAACATCCGGGTCCCGCTCAGCAACGTCGTCGAACTCCGTGCTATCGATGCCCCTGCCCCTGAAGCCGCCGAGCCGGCCGAAGCTGGGGAAGTAGACGATGCCGCGACCGAACAAGCCCCCAAGCGTCGAGGCCGTCCCCGTAAGCAGCCCTCCGACGTCTCCGAGTGACCATGTCCTCGCTCAGTTCGAGGCTCGGGTCAAAGAGCAGCTGGCTCAGAAGAGCCTCACTCACTTCGAGGGTCTGCTCACCAGCCCTCTTGGCTTTGCTCTCACTACCGCCTCACCTCTTCAGCGAGCCATTGCGCGCATCGTTGATGGTCGGCCTCTGGACGAGCTGGCTGACGATGACGTGGTCCTGCGCGCATGCGGAGGGACGCTACCTCCAGCTGTCAAACCTTCTGAAGTCGCTATCGTTGCAGGTATTCGAACTGCAAAAAGCCTCAGTGCCGCGGCGCTCGCGGTATACTGGTCTCAGCGAGCAGACCTTACACGTCTTGGACCGGGTGAGATCCCGCGAATCTCGATAGTTTCGCTCTCCAAGGACCTCGCGGACGTGATCTTCGGCCACATCGTCGGCCGAATGATGGCGTCTCCCCTGCTTTCCAAGCTGATTTTGGAGACTCCGACCGCCGACACGCTCATGGTCAAGCACCCGAGCGGCCGGCCGGTTGAAATCAAGGTCGTTGCCGCCTCAAAAGCGGGCTCCTCGCTCGTCGCGCGCTGGTCCGCTGGCGTTATCATGGACGAGGTAGCCCGTTGGGGCGCCGATGACGCCGCTGTGTCGGTCAATGACCTGCGCGACGCTGTGCTTCTGCGCATTTTGCCAGGAGCCCAGCTCGTCTACATCAGTTCCCCGTGGGCTCCGATGGGGTTCCTCTACGATCTCGTGAAGGAACGCTGGGGAAAGCCCGATCGTGACTGCATTGTCCTGAAGGCGCCGGCCTACGACATGGCGCCCATCATCTGGACGCCCGACAAGCTGGAGATCGCCAAGCGCGACCCGCGCATCTACCGCACCGACATCGAGGCGGAGTTCGCTGACCCCGAAGAGGCGCTCTTCACGACTGCCATGCTGGAGACGGCCACGCGCGAGACGCCCATCGTGTCGCCCCCGCAGCAGGGAATACGGTACACAGCCGCAATCGATCCCGCAACGCGCGGCAACTCCTTCACCCTGGTCGTGGCAACCGGACAAGGGCGTAAGGAAAAAGTTATTTGCCTAGCCAAGCAGTGGACCGGAAGCGCGGTAAATCCCTTGTCGCCAGCGCAGGTGCTCCAGGAGATCGCGACCATCCTCCGGGCCTACCGCGTGACCGTCCTCGACTCCGACCAGTACATGGGCGACGCTCTACGTGACCTTGCGCACCAGGTCGGGCTCGTGCTCGTGCCGCATGCGTGGTCGTCTACCGAGCGCACCAAGAGGTACCTGACGCTGCGCACGATGTTCGAGATGGGCGAGGTCGAGCTCCCGCCGGACACGCTCGTGAAGCAGGACCTGCAGCGCGTCGTGCGGCGCTACACGCAGAGCGGCGTCACCATCGACCTCGGCAAGACCAACGACGGCCGCCACGCCGACTACGCACCCGCGATCTGCATGGCGCTCACGCGCTGGCACGAGCAACAGCCCACTCAGGCCGCGAAATCGTTCGAGGACGACTACACGGGATTGACCGATGAGGAGAAGCAGATTTGGCTGCCTCTCGAAAAGACTATGCGCCGCAAAGCGGACCGGGCATTCAGAAAGATGCGCTTTCGAGCTTGAGCGGCCCGAGATTTTCTGGATACTTGTCCAGAAATGCCGGGTATCACCGAAACTACTGATGCGTGGTGGCTTCTTCATCAGCAGCAGGAAGACCCGTATCTCGCCCTCGTCGGGGCCGTAACGGCCATCCGCAACGAGTCCGCGTATCGCCGGCAGATGTGGCAGCGTGCAGCGGAGGTCTACGGCACGGACCTCAAGATGTTCGGCATGCCGATCAAGAACGTGTGGGACGAGCGGGTCTCGTTCAACGTCGCGCGCAACGCGATTCACACGATGCAGGCGAAGCTCGCGCGGCAGATGCCGATGCCGAGCACGGTGACCGTGGGTGGCGACTTCCTCCAACGCTACCGAGCGAAGCGGCTGGACCGCTTCCTCGCGGGTGCGTTCTACGCGGCCGAGTACGCCAAGATCTACTCGCAGCTGCTTCTCGACGTCCTGGTGTTTGGCCAGGCGATGGTGAAGGTCTACGTCAACGCCGACCGCCAGGTCACGATCGAGCGCATCCCCGTGTTCGACATCCTCGTGAGCGAGCCCGAGGCGCGCTACGGGACGCCGCGCTGCCTCTACCACCGCTGCTACATGGACCGCTCCGTGGTCCTCGAAGCGTTCGGCGACGATGACCCGGCGCTCTTCGGCACGAGGAAGGCGCGCCGCGAGGCGATCCTCGACGCTCCGAAGCCGGCCGACGACGACTCGAACTACCTGAACTCGTCGCGGTACTCGGACCAGATTCTGGTCTACGAGGGCGTGCACCTCGCTTCTGGCGCGTCGGCCAAGGACGGTCTCCGCGTCATCGCGCTGCAGACCGGAACGCTCCAGGCGAGCCCGTGGCGCCGCTCGTCGAACTTTGGCTGGGCGTTTCTCCGCATGAACGCGACGCTCGCGGGCTTCTACGGCCCATCGATGGCGCTCGAACTCGCCGCCGCGCAGGACGAGTACGACCTTCTCAGCGAGAAGATCCAGATGGCCCACAACCTCATGGGCGGCTCGCACATTGCCGTGCAGGCCGGTACCATGACGAAGACCAAGATCGACAACGATGTCGGTACGATCTTCGAGTACGAGGGCACGCCCCCTGTCGTGTTCAACCCGCAGCCGGTCCACCCGGACACGTACGCGTACAAGGACATGATCGCGCAGAACATGCTGCGCTACGAGGGCATCAGCGAGCTGGCGGCTCAGTCGGTGTTGCCGGCCGGGCTCCGTCAGGCGTCAGGCCGCGCCCTCTCGGTCTACGACGACATGGAAGACTCTCGCTTCCGCGTCGCGCACGAGGCGGTGCGCCAGTTCCACGTCGACATCGGTTGGCTCATCATCGACGCGTGCGAAGAGGCTGCGGCCGACGGCATCGAGGTCGAGGTGCTCGGCCCAGGATCCGGCCAGGCAGAGCGCATCAACTGGTCTCAGGTGGCGCTCGACCGCAAGGAGTACACCCTTCGCTGTGAGCCCATAAGCGCGCTCTCGCAGACCAAGGCGGCACTCTTCCAAGAGGTGCTGGAACTCGTGGACCGCAAGGTCATCACGGACCGCCGCGTGGTCGCAAACCTCCTGAACCTCGCGGACATCGACGCCGACCGCGACCTGGAGACGGCGGATATCGACGTGGTCGACAAGGCCGTGTCGCTCATTCTGCGCGGCGAGGACTACCCGGACCCGGACAAGCGCCTGGACCTGGCGGTCGCCTACGACCGTGCGCGCAAGCACTACAACAAGGCCCGCGTCGATGGGGTGGCGGAGGACCGCCTCATTGCGCTCGATGACTACGTCACGAAGATCGAGGCGCTCATCGAGCAGGCCCGACAAGAGCAACAGGCTGCGGCGGCAGCTGCCCAACAGGCACAACAGGAACAGCAGGCTGCCCCGCCGCCAGAAGAAGCGCCACCCGAGGCGCAGACAATGGAGGCGATGAATGTCTGAAGATCTGGTTGCCAAGATGAAGGCCGCTGCAAGCAGCGCAATTGCCGAAGCGGATGCCGCGGCCGAGACCGCTGCGCCCGAGCCCGAGGCCACCGTCGAAGAGCCGGCGGCTGACGAGACTCCGGCCGTCGAGGCGGAGGAAGAGTCCGTCGAGGCTGATGGCGAAACAGTGGAGCAAGAGGCCGAAACAGGGGAGCCTGAGGCCGACGAGCAGCCCGACTACGCCGAGCAGGTGCTCGCCGTTCGCAAGCAGGCCGAGGCCCGCGTGCGCAAGGCGGAGAACTACGCGCGGCAGCTCGAAGAGAAGCTGCAGTACGCGGCGAAGTACATCGAGCACTCCAGGAAGGAGGTCGCCGAGGACATCTTCAAGAAGCTGCGCCGTGCCCCGGCCCGCACCTTCAAGGAGTTCGGCTTTGACTTCCAAGAGCTCATCGACGCGGGCATGCGCGAGGGCTCGAACGACCAGTCGTTTGGCGAGCTCGACGATGTCCGTAAGGAGATCGCGGAGCTTCGTCGAGAGCGCGAAGAGGCCGCGGCCGAACGGCAGGCGATGCTGCAGCAGCGCCAGCTGTCCGAAGCGCGGCATGAGTTCCTGTCGCAGGTGAAGAAGACAGAGTTCCCAGCCCTCTTCAACATGTTCTCGGACGACACCGAGGCCCTGTGGGAGGAAGCCATCCGCGTGGCGGAGCGTCACGAGGAACGGTACGGGGAGGCGCCGGAGGACATCGAGGTCATCCGTGCGCTGGAGAAGAAGTACGCGGAACGCGTGAAGCGGTTCGGCGGGACCGTTGCGTCGAAGGCCGAGGCGCCTGCTGCCAAGAAACCGGCAGCGAAGACCCTCTCAACCAAGGCTGCCAGCGAGACGCGGACTGCTGGCAAGCCCTTTGGACAGCTCTCTGCCGACGAGCAGAAGGCTGCCCTTCTGGCCGCAGTCAACGCAACGAGACAACCCAACACCCGGAGTAACTGATCATGCCCGCAGCCTACAACAACCCGACCTACGGCGCCGTCCAGGCCATCCTCAAGACGAAGTACCCGGATGGAGCGATCCCGCAGGCGCTCTACAAGGACTTCCCCCTCCTCGCGCTCGTCAAGAAGACCACGAACTTCGACGGCGACTTCCGCGTCGTCGCTCTTCAGAACGAGCGTCCGCAGGGCTCCTCGTCGCAATTCAAGATCGCGCAGGGCGTCGCCAAGGGCGGTAGCCTCGGCGGCGGTGGCTCGTACAACCGCTTCCAGGTCTACCGCACGCGCCACTACGGCATCCTCCGTATGGACGGCGAGACCATGAAGGCGGCCGTTAAGACCTCGGGCGCTCTCGTGGACCTCTGGAACAACGAGACCGACGGCGTGTCCAAGAACGAGCTTGCGGACCTCGCGTTCCAGCTCTACGGCGACGGCACGGGTGTGCGTGGTATCACGTCGTCGACCGTGTCGATCACCGTGTCCGGCTCGGGCGTATTCACGATCCCGCTCGCGACCCCGGCGGACGCGGTCAACTTCAACCTGAACATGAAGATTCAGGCCTACGATGCTGGTGGTACGCAGCTTACGTACGGGACGGCGCCTCCGCAGAACGACGACAGTGGCACGGGTCTCTACGTCACGGGCATCAATCGCCAGACCGGCTCGATCCAGGCGAAGGTGATCGTTGGTGGCGTGCCGGACACGACCGCAACGATCAACACGCTTGGCACCACCAGCGTGCGCCTCGTTCGCGCGGGTGACTATCTCGCTGCGGCGTCGGTTGCGAACGTCGGTACCTCGGGCTTCGCGCAGGGCACGATTGTCGGCGTGCAGGGGTGGATCACGACCCCGTCCCCGACCGACTCGTTCTGGCAGCTCAATCGCTCGGTCGACCCGGTCCGTCTCGCAGGCCAGGTCTTCTCGGCGACGGGTCTCCCGATGAACGAGGCCCTCATGGAGGGCGAGGCCCGCGTGCTCGTGCAGGGCGTTGGTTCGCCCGACACGATCGCGGTCAACCCGCTCGACCTCCAGAACCTCAAGAAGGCTCTCGGGTCGGACATCGTCTACGACCGCGTGCAGTCGCCGATCGCGGGGGTCTCGTTCAAGAGCATCCAGTACGACGGCGCGAACGGCCCGATGAACATCATCGCGGACCCGTTCTGCCCGCGCAACAAGGCGTTCATGCTCCAGATGTCGAGCTGGGAGCTTTCGACGCTTGGCGCGGCGCCTCAGATGCTCGACTGGGACAACAACGACTTCCTCCGCGTGAACGACAACGACCAGTACGAGGTTCGCTTCGGCCACTACGGTCAGTTCATCTGCAACAACCCCGGTGCGAACATCGTCATCACCGGCTTCGGTACCTGATCCGGGGCCTGAGAAAGGAGCCGAATCATGGCACTGAACCGATACCTGTACCCCCA